TGAAAAAGATAACTTCATATTTCATAAAGTTATCTATTCTTTTTTCCTTTACAATCAATATTGGTGGTTACGTTCTTACTAAAATAACTTAAGATTCTAAGAACGTTTTTCTTTATGTTTTCTTCTAAATCATATATGTTAACATTTAAGGTAATTATATTAGCGCCCAATTTCTTTAATTCTTGCTTTATTATTTCATCCATAAGCTCAATTTCATTGCCTTTTTTATTTTTGATTTTCTGGTCCATCAGTAAGATATTGTTCTTGCTATTGTTAACCTCATATATTTTCCCTTCCGCTATCTTTATTGTTGGCTTTTCATTGCTTATTTTTGCTGAAATATCTATCATTTATAATCATTCCTTTCGTAAAAATAAGAGTAACCTCGAAGGGCTACTCTTCGCTTTCTTCTGCAATATTGACATTGCTAGTCCCACTAGCTTTAACTGGGTGCAGATGTGTAAGTTGGCTTACCATCACTTAACGCTTCCCATTCTAATGCATCAACTGCTGTACTATCTCCACCAAGAGAAGTCACATTGATTATGCAATCCATTACTAACTTACTTCCATCAGGGAAATTGATAGAAAATACACTATTGCAATCATTCCCTATCTTGAAAGCAAGTCCGGCAACATAATCATTTCCTGGGTCACCATAGTTTCTTTTTCCACCCATGGAAATGCTTAGACTTTTAGCTGTCATTAATCTTCTTTTCCAACCCTCAGCATCCATTGGGTTCCATTCTTCAACATTTCCATCTATAGAAATACTCAAGCTTTCAGCATCTTTAACAACTGTTGTTGCTTCTCCAGTTCTTCCGTTTGTATTAACTCCAAAAGTTAATTCATGTACTGCCGCTACTGCCATTATTCCTCATTCCTTTCATATATAATTTCAATATCAATAGTAAACTCATAGATATTATTATCATCAGTTCCTACTGATATTGGTTCATCATTTACCATATTAAAAAAGCACCTACAACCTGCTATCATGGTTTTTTTACCATAGAAGAGGTCATAAATGCTTTTTGCCATTTTTTCGCTTGTATCACAATTTTGATTCCAATGCACAAGCAAACATATTCTTTTATTTGCAGCAGATGTATTTTTAAGTCCACCTACTGCTATTTTATTGTTACTACTAGCTCTATTATACAATCCTATTACTTTTTCTTTGGAATTATCTATTTTCCCTATATAAAAAGTAGCTTCTTTCATTTGAGGTTTGAGCCACTCTCTTATATCTTTTAGATACATTATGTGCCTACCTCCCTTCTATAAAGTTGAGCATAAGCATTTCCCAAAAAGTCTTTCTTTTCTCCATCTATATAGTCCTCTAGCCACAAGCCTTTTGCATTTGCATTTTTATCTTTTCTGAAATTGTACCCTGGATGATAATAGAGTCTTCTAGCATAAGGAGTATCATATGTTATTCTTATTTGTCCTTTATTTAAGGCTTTTACAACCAAAGTTGCTGACTCTTCCAAAGCTCCTGTTTGCTTTGGAACAACTTCATCTTTTGCTATTTCTGTTTTTAGTGCTTCCATAGCAAAAATTGCTGCTCTTTCTTGGGCTTTAGTAAGTTTTCTCAGTTGAGATTTTTTTAGTCTCATATCAACCTTAAACTTTGGTTTTAATATCCCCTTGAACAAGTTTCTTATGCCCATTTATACCAACTCCAATTTAGTATAATTTACTGTCCCATCAGGATTTCTTGCTTTAGTACCTCTAAAAATCCTTCTTTCAACACCATTCACAACAACTATTCCATTTGATATAGAGGGTAGCTGAGGAGCAATATCCCCATTAAATAGGGCAGTCCCTTCTATTTCTATAAGTTGTTGTTGTTCTGTAAGAACTTTCTTGGCTTTATCCTGATAATTGCACATAGTGTCAATTTCTAAGGCTTTCAAAGGCTCTCCATCTTCTGACATTCCTTCTTGATTTATAACTATGTGTATAGGGGTTTTGCAAAATTTTGAATTAACTAAACTTGGATATTTCATGCTAGTACCTCCTAAAACTTAATGTACATAAACCAGTTTGACTTAAGGTTTCATAAAGCTCTGTTGGAATAGCAACTCCTTTAAGAACTTTAATATTCCAACTATCACCAAAGCTCATAGATACACCATTAATAGAATAAGAGTTTAATACACTTGTTATAACATCTTCATTTTCATACTCAAAGTTTGCTAATTCACAGCATACTTCTTTAATTATTTCTTTTTGAAATTCTGTAAGATTATCAAATCCAATCCCTTGTATTCTATTAAATGTAAGTGTATCTATGTGTCTACTAGCCTTTTTAAGGCTTTTTTCTATATTTTCATCTGGAATGTCACTATAGTTTTTCTTATATTCTTCTACTGCTACATAAGATGTATACATTCTACCACCTACTTTTTAGCCCTTGATGTAGTTTTTACACCTTCATTTTCAACTGGAGGTTCACTCTTTAAGAGTTCAATTTCTTTTTTTAATTCCAAGTTTTCCTTTTCTAATTCAACATATTTTTCATATGAAACAGTTTTACCTGCTCCATATGAAATTATTTCTCCATCATCATTGATAATGTCATACCCTTGAGCTATATAAATTCTTTTTTCAGTATCAGAAATTGTATATTCTTTATTTCCTTTTACTGCTTTCATGTTTATCCCTCCTAGCTTTCAGATTCGGCATTAATTGCAATACCACAAGCTTTATTTTCTATTAAGAATGTATCTGTATAATATCTATTTTGATATACATACTTATCAGCAGTTCTTGAATCAGTACCAGGAGTGAATAGCTTCATGTAAGCATACTTATCTCTTGATACTACACAAGAAGGATGTATCAATATCATATTGATTTGTTTTGCACTTGAAGCAGGTACACATCCATCAGTAAAATCATACTTAGTCTTAAATCTTGCACTAGGTACTTTAATAATTTTTACATCATCTAGTGAATAAACTCTTCTATCTATATTTCCATTATTAGAATTAACATCAATTGTTCTTTGAATTTGTTGAGCATTTTTGATTAATTTATTCACTGCTGGAGTAACATATAAAATTCTTCCTTCACTTGGAACTGCATTATCATCCATCTTTTCCATTTGAGTATCAAACCAATCTAATATAGTTGCAGCAGTTAAAACAGTATTATCTATTACTGCACCTTTTGAAGCATATGTTTTAGCTTCAGCGTAAAGCTTTGAAAATCTGTAGCTGTCCTTTTCAGGTATTGCTTGTTCTTCCTCAAATACATTCTGAATATTTGCAACCTCTAATACTAAGTTTGTTTCATCAATATCCATTGGGTCTAAAGCAAATTCAATATCTCTGTCATGCATTAATTTCTTTGGCTCCCAATCATTTGATATTGTACCAGCATTAAATCCCATTGAAGTTCTGCTATGGTCTTTATATCCACTTAGGGTTAATCTAGGTAGTTTTATAGTTTGAGCATTAATAAATTTAATCCCTGGATTAGAATTAGTTAGGTCATATGAAACTAATTCTCTTGAATACTTTTGTTGTAATTCTCTTTCAAATTGTTCTGCATAGCTATATACTGCCATGTTCATCATCTCCTATCTTATTTATTTCCAAATATCTTAGATAATTGTTCATTGGTTGCATTTGTTTGTGTTCCTCCACCTGAAGCACCAACTTGTGTAAATCCATTTTGTTGTTGGGCTGAAGGCTTAAGATTTGGAATATCAGTTAAAACCTTATTTAAAGCTTCACTTATTAGCTTTTCATCAATTTCTCCTTTATCATTTGCAACTTTGCTAAGGTTTGCTAATTTAGTTACGTAAGGTATTACATTAGCTTCCAAACCTAGCTTTAAGGCTTGTTGATTAGCAATATTATTTACTTTGTCTTGTAAAATTTGAGCCTTTAATTGTTCATTCTCTTTTTGCAAATTACTTAAATTATCTACTTCTTGTTGAGCTTTTGCTTGCTTATTTGTCTTAAAATCCTTAATAGCTTGAGTTATATCCTCTTGTGACATTCCTTGTTGTTCAAAATAGGATTTTAAAATAGCATTTTCCTTACTTTGAGTACCCTTATTAATGATTTCAGCTAACTTATCATAGTCAATTGGTGCTTGAGCTTGTTGTCCTTCTCCAGTTCCTGCTCCAACATTACCATCACCTATGTTAGCTTCCATTAACTTAGACATACCTAATCTTTTTCTTAAATTACAGTTATTTATAAACATAATTTCCTCCATTTATAGCCTGTCGGCTTATTCCTCATAGTTTATCCTCATAAGAGTTTTGGAGCAAAATAAAAAGCCTTATTTCTAAGACTCTTCCAATTCCTTCTTAACTTTCTCTCTCCAATAAGGAGGAACATTTTCTATTGTCATTTCTCCTTCATGTATCCTCATTACAAAGAACCTAACCATTGCTAACCACCTCACTCATTAAACTTGCTAATTCTTCTATTGCCCCATCTGTAACACTTTGTTTTTCCTCTGATTTACTTTGTCTTTCTTCAAGAGCACTAAGTCTTTCATTTGTATTATTATCTACAATAGTTTTATCTATCCATATTTCAGCTATATAATCTCCTCTATCTGCTCTATCTTTAAATTCTACATTAAAAGCATTTTGAGGAAGTTCTTTTATTACAGGCTTGAATGTTTCATCTAATTTTTCTGTAGCACTTAAAAATACTCCTGCTTCTGTTATTTTTCCATACATTTTACTTCACCTTCACTTTCATACTTAATTTTGGTTTTATGTTATTGTCTGTTGTTATTATGTTTGTTCCCTTTACTGTTTGTATTGGTGGAATTCTTAGGTCATGGATAATTGGTTCTGCTAGTTCATAGTAAACTACAAATGGGTTGCCTTTAATATATTCTTTAGCTTTCTCAACTGTTGTTGCTTTACTTGTAAATAGCCTTAAATATAATCTTTTCTCCTCATTAACTAAAACACCTTCATTTGTAGTATCTGCAATTGGAGTTTTCTGTTGAATATACTTATCGCATATAATAAATTGTTTTTCCTTAAGTTTTATTATTAAATCTTGAATTATGAAAAAAATATTTAATATTCCATTTCCTTTTACATTACAAGATTGTAATTTCCAGTCCTCATTTCCATCAAGCACAACCCTTCCCACTCTCTGCACTAGCTTATTCCCTTCAATAGTGTCAGCTACTCCGTTTGGCAATGACCTTAGAGGGATAGGGAGATTTATATAATTATTTTCCTCGTTTATCTTTAATTTTAGAGGATATGGATTTTGTTCTTTATAAATTTTAAATTCTCCAGTAGAGGTTTTGGGCTTATTAAAAACTAAATAGTAAAAATTACTTTCTGTTTTTAAAGACCAAATATAGTTAAGCCCTGTAGATGGTAAGTTTTGTGCCTTAACAGTTATATTATTTTTGTCTAAAATTCTGACCCAAGGTGTTTGACCATACCCGACTAAATTAAATAGATATTCTGTATTAGGTTGTATTTCCATTTTATATACATCGTATGCAGAATTAGATTTAGGATTAAATAAACTGCCTATTGTACCACTTTCTAACATGCTTTCATAAACAGTAGCTATATTGACCAAATTTTCTTCTCTTTCTGCCACGCTTTCTATATTGCTTAAATCCTCTGTGTCTTGTATTGTTTTTCCTTCAACAACTAAATCTTTCACTTTAGCTTTTAAACAGTTTTCTACTGCTATTTCTGTACCTTCAAATGTTTTGTATTTACCTGGTGCAAGACTTCCTATTTTATCTCTTCCTGGTATTTGCCTAGTATTCACACATTTGCACCTCCACGCCAATGGAGTTAGTTTCACTTGGCATAATGTTCACGACTTTACTTCCATTTATAACAGACCTATTTCCTCTATTTACTTCTATTTCTTGAAATCCATTTGCTTCTATAAGAATTTTTTCTTCATCAGAACAGTTATCATCAAGCCATATTAAAACACTGTCATCTGTAAAGTTCTTAACCAGAAACACAAACCCAAGTGTATCAAATTCATAACTCATCTGTTGATTTGCAACTGTTGGTTGCCTTATTAATTTTATTTTTGCCATTTTCATTCCTCCTAGCAATTGCTCCTACATTTCATAGCAATTTTTCTATAAACAAAAGGTACTGCTCTAGGCTTTATTTCCTTGCTTGGCTTTAGCCTATTACAACCTTTTTATTTCAAAATCAATATTAACTATCATAAAAACTTCTCTCAATAGAGATTTGAAGTTCTCTGCTATTTTGTCCAAGCTTTTAGATAGCTTTTTAAGTGCTTCTTATTTAAAAATTGAATCTTCTTTTTCCTGTTCTTTAAAAAGCTTTTGCCATTGCTCAAACTTATATATTATTTCTTTTGGTGCATTCTTCTTTAACTTTGAAGTAGATAAATCATGATATTTATCATATTCAATATACTTAGATATTTCTTTTTCAATATTATCCATCTGCATTTCTCTCTCTGTTTTATATCTCATCATTTATCCATCATCTCCCTTATATGATTGCCAATGAATTTAATAAACTCACTATCTTTATTTCTAATGGTAAAATATTCTGCCATTACCTCATTCATTCTATTTTACAATAATTATCTCTATCCATAGCTCTTATTCCTCCTTTTTGATATAAAAATAGCACCTACTCTATTGAACAAGTGCTACTCTCTCTTTTTTCTAATATCATAATGTACATTTTTTTCCTTAGGAATTGATGAATTTTTTAAATGAATATCATTGAAATGTTTTATCATTTCTTTGTCAAGTTTTGTATCAGAATGTTTATGAATGAAGCTTAAAAGATCCTTCATATTATCTATTTTCATAAATTCTTCTTTTATCTTCATATAATTAAATCAACTCCTTAATAAAATTGTATAAATCACTATCTTTTTTCATTAATTTTTCAGGATTTTCAATAAATTCTCTATATCCTTCACTAAAATACTCACCAAGTGATTTGGGATTTATGCCACCATCATCACTAAATATTTCAACTTCTTCATATAGTCTACCTTGATATTCACTTACAAATCTATCAGCTTGTAATCTAGTTATAGGGGTTGTAAATGTTTCGTTGTCATAAATTATATCACCATACCCTTTGTTTTTCACTACATTATATAATAATTTCTTATATTTTTCATTGTTATATAAATCGAACTTAGTTTCTAAAGCATGCCCCAATTCATGAATGATTTCTCCTTCTTCTAAGTCGTTGATTAATCTTACTCTTCTTGTTTTCCTATCATATCCTGAATTTTCAAAACCCCCAACTTCTATTTCACTAATATATTCCTCAAGAGTTTCTTTATGTTTTGCTGGCAATTTGTTCAAATCTTTCTCAATTATCTCTAAGTCACTTTTACTAATCCTTTCTTTATTCTTAATTCTCAAATAAGCAGGAATAGTATTTTTGCTTAAACTATGGTCTCTTAATTTTTCTCTCCAAGTATCTCTCCTTAAAAACTTATTTTCACTCAAATGTTTTTGAAGTTCCAATTGGTATTCTGATACTTTTTGCTTATATTTCTCTGAATTTCTTTCATCACAAGAACCTGCTTCAAGTCTTTTATATTTTCTTATTTTTCTTTCATAATACCTTTGCTTTTGCTCTGCATTATATTTGTTTAAAGCTTCTTGTTTTTCCTCTTCTGTTTGTTCTTTAGGCATTGAATTTATTCCAGGAATAAAAGTAGCAGGATGATGGCGACAATTTGGATGTAAAAAGCCTTCTTTCATTGCTGTACTAAGAAGAGGATATTTCCCTTCTCTTGCTTTTCCAGAAGAATACACATCATCTATAAGAACTTTCCCTTGCCACACTAAACATAAAGGACAAGTATTGCCATGTGCTGGTGCTAAAACTGTATGAATACCATGTTTATCTCTTACTGCTCCATCTGCCATAAGAGTAACTCTTTGATTAGCAGTTCTTATTGCCATTTCTGAGTAACTTGCAATATCAACTCTTCTACCATTTTTATACTCTATACATCTAATTCCTTGTGAAAGAAAATCCTTGGTTGCCATATCTACTGCTTGGTTGACTGTGGAAGCTCCATTTGCAACATACATATTAGCTTTGAATAATGTTTTTCTATATACATCATCCATTTGCCTTAATGCTGCACTATTTGCATTGTGTAGGTCTCCTTTTACAGATTTTATGAGGTTGAAAACTTTATCCTCATTAGCTTTAAAAAAGTCCTCTTCTTGTGGCTCTCTGCTGAATATTCCTTTTATCTTTCCTTTCAATCTAGTGAAAAGACTCTCTGATTTTTCACTAGAGGACTTATAGGTATTATCAAAAAGTGTTTCAACTTCACCATCTATTAATTTTTGATACTTTTTTATTATTTTTTTGTTTCTTTTTTGGAACTTCTTTATATCTCTAAGCTTAGCTTTTTGCCATTGCTCCCACTTAAAGCCTTCCTTTATTTCTTCAATTTCATGGCCTTTTAAATTTCTTTTCATGGATTTTGCAAGGTCTATTTCCATTTCAGCATATATTGAACTTATATCATATGGACTTAATGGCATTTTGCTTCACTTCCTTACATCTCTAATCCATCAATTTGCGTTGCTGGTTCATCTACTATAGAAATTCCTAATTGTTCCTTAATAAGCCTCACCTCATTAGCTTTCCATTCATCATCTTTTGTATCTCCCCACATTTCTTCAACTTTAGCTTCAATACTCATTGGAGTATTTGGATTGCTAAGAGTTTCAACTACTGCTTCAAAACTTGGATTAGCATATTCTCCAAATGAAACTGCTATTTCAGTATTTTCTATAGGTTTATTGAGCCATGTATTGTATGCTTTGAATATTACATCAACCAACCTTGGAAGCATTTCAGAAATAGCCTCTATAATAGCATTTCTAGTATATAGAGTAGTCTTTTCTTTCTCTCTTTGTGCCTCTGCATTATCTAATTTCTTTGTGTCTATGCCTAATGTAGAGGGACTTATTAGTCCTTGTAAGCACAAATCTAAAGCAGTTATATATGTTTGAATATAATTTTCCGTAGGGATAACTGGTTGTTCTGTATCAATTTGAAAAGTTGCATTTTCCATGTTAGGACTATCTGTCTTGATGTACCTATTATCAAAATAATTAGGCTTCAATATTTCTCCGGTGCTATAATCCCTAGGAAGCAAACACTCTGGAACATAAGTCTTTGCTCTTCCTGCCCTAAGTGCATCCACCCATTGGCTCCACGCTTCATCTAAACTGTCAAAACTATCTATTTTCCCATCAAATATGCTTTGTCCTCTACCTTCCCATTTGTCAGATTCAAAGATAATATAAGGGACTGCCATACAAAAACTTTTATCAAATGTTATATTAACTAAATTAGCTGTTTGAGGAATACTGTTCAAAGGCACTTCACTATTGCCCTTATATAGCTTATACATAACATATCCAAAGCCATATGTTTCATGTAATATATATACTGCTCTATTAACTGTATATTGCACATGAAACACTATTTCTTTTATTCTTCCTCTGTCATAGTTAATGTCGATGTTTTCTCCTGAATAAAATTCTATTATAGGAAGCTTAGATATTTGAGGGTCAAAGCTAATCTTGAAAGCTCCATCTCCAACTACAAGGGTTTTCTTAGTGGCTCTTTCTAGTTGCTTATACAACTTATTCTCTTTTACAATTTTCTCCCAAAGGTCATTCTTTTCAACATTTTCAAATTCTATGTTGTTCAAATCTGAAAGAACTATTGAAGCAAGAGTATTAACTATTATCTTTGGAAGTCCTGTATGTTTTTTGATTATTTCCATTCCAGGAGTAGGAACTGAACCCCAAAAGCTGCAATTAATATTAGGAATTTGCTTATATAGTTGGTCCAACTCATAAGAATCTCCTCTATACCAAATGTTATTTTTAAAAGCATTTCCTTCATAATCCATTAATTCATGTATAGTAAAATTAGTTGGTTGAGCTTCTTGTATTTGTAAAAAACTTCTTAGCATATTTCTCACCCCCTGTTTTATTTTCTCAAACATTCTTCACACCTCTTTATCTTAGTTTTGTATGGTAACCAGCTATATTGGACTGAGTTAATCATGTGGTCGTTCTTATCTTCTGGAGTGTTGTCCTTATCTTCCAACCAACTGTAACTCTCAAGTTCTTGAATATAGCTTTTGCAATGCTCCAAAATGAAATAACATGGTTCTATATTCTTTTCTTCATTCCAGTTCATCCAGCCATTTTGAAGGATAATTCTGTCAACTATGACTGTCTTTTTCCATGCTGGAATAAAGTTATATATAGCTCCATGCTCCCTTTTGAATTTGTTTAGTTCTGTGATGGTTGCACTATCTGCACTATCTATGAATACATCTTTTGCAAAACCCCATTCCTTTCTGTTTCTTTCTAAGAAATCATAATAGTTTCTTGCAGTATCAGATGGAGCTATGGGAATATCTAAGTTTTTATTATTA